GCTCTCCAAGTCCGAGGAGGTAAAGCCATGACCGACGAAGAACGCAAACTGGCAGAAGAGATAGCGGTACAACAGGAGAAGAAGCGATTGCTTCAAAGTTGGGGAGAAGTAAATGCTGCGAATGATAGGCATCTACGTGAACGCAACACCGCCGAAAAGACAGCCGAGCAGCGCATCAAGGAACTGGAAGCTCATTGTGCAAACCTAGACTTCAAGGTTAAGGAAAACGGACAGTTGGCAAGAGACTATGCTGGAAAAGTATTGGAACTAGAAGCCAAGTTGCGCGAGTACGAGCAGTTCAACGCTTCCTTGAAACAAGTCTACGAGGAAAGCCCGACAAGCAACACAATAGCGCAAAACGAACAGGAGAAGAAACCGCCGCTGCGTAAAATTGATACGGGGGCGCCGTGAACGAATATCCACCGAACTGGCCCGAGATCTCCCTGAAAGTCAAGGCCGCAGCGGGCTGGATATGCGTGCGTTGTGGATCCTCCGATTCTCGCAGCGGCTGGCGGATTCTGACGGTCCATCACCTAGACGGCGACAAATCCAACTGCCGTTGGTGGAATCTTCCGCCTCTTTGCCAGCGCTGCCATCTGTCTGTGCAGGCGCGCGTTGTGATGGAGCAGCCTTATATTTTTGAACACTCTGCTTGGTTTCGTCCCTACGCAGCGGGCTTCTATGCTTGGAAATACCTGCATCAAGACTTGAGCCGCGAGGAGGTTATGAAGCGCATTGAAGAATTGCTCGCGCTGGAGCGCATGGACGTGGAAAAATGAGCGACCTAGCCGTTCTCGTTGTCGTCGTGCTTCTCGCCCTTGCGTGGGTAGTGCGCGCGGCGGATGAGTTGAGGGGCAGGCGATGATCGCTTTTTGGTCCGGCCACGCTGTGAGCGCCAACCGGCGTCTGGAGCCGGGCGGCGGGCGTTGGCATGCGAGCGAAGAGTATCGCGCCTTCAAAGACTCGATGGCATGGACTTTGCGCGGACACGCTGAGCGCTTCCTCGGCCCGGTGAGCGTGCGCCTGTTCGTCGTGCTGGGCGCGCAAATGGACACGGACGCGATTGTCAAGCCGTGTCTTGACGCGCTCGAGCTCGCTGGCATCGTGGAGAACGACAACCAGGTCCGACATATCAGCGTGTACCGTGAAAACCGAGGCAAAGGCGAGACGGATGATCGGGTGGGTTTTTTCGTGACGGAGGCGAAATAGCCCTTGACAAGTCCGATTTTCTGGTAGTAGACTCAACATAGGAGTACGGGTAGCCGTCAGTGCGCCCTCCCTGCCGTAAAAGGCCGGCGGAGGGGGAGCATCGGCGGCTACCCGTTTTTTTTCGCCCTGGGAGGGGAACGACCGAGTGTGGTCCTCACCGCGTCAGAAAAGCGCTATATCGAGATCTACGCCGAGCAAGTCAAGAGCGGCCAGAGCGCCGAGGAAGTCGCTCGCCGGCTGGGCGTCGCTCCGGTTACTGCTCATCGTGCTGTCCGTTGGGCTCATGATCGCGGGTTGCACATCCTGGACACCAAGGACAAGCTCGACGCTCACCTGTTGGAGCTCGGCGCCGTCTTGCGCCGATTGGAACGCGCCTTCCTCGCCATGGATCGGCGGTATCGGAAGTTGCTACGGAACGGCCGGGACCGCGCAATGGCTGAATCTCCAGCAAGTCCTCCCTTCCGCAGCGCCCGTCACGGGCCGAAAGACGCCACTGCCCGCGGTTCGATTCGCCTCATGGTCCAGCTCGCCGAGCGGATTCTCGGCTACCGGACCCGCATCATGGAGCTGGAAGGCATCTACAAGCACGTGCTCAATATCCAACACGGCGGAGAAATCAAAGTTCGCGGAGAACCCGATCTTAGCAGGTTGGACGATGACAAGCTTAACCAGCTTGAACAGCTCACCCGCCTCACTATCGCCAGCAACAACTGAACGCGTCGCGGGCCGGATCCCGCTGGACGCGATCGAGCGCGAGCAGGCCCGCCGGCATCACCTGCGCTTCATGCAAGCAACGTGGGTGCGCCCGTCGCCCATGATTGTCGGTCAGCACACTCGTGCGATCTGCGAACGCATCGATCGCGCCATTGCCGACTACCGCGCCGGGCGCTCCACTTATCTCATCGTCATGGTCCCTTTCCGCCACGGTAAGAGCGAGATTGTCAGCCGCTGCCTGCCAGCGCATTTCCTTGGGCTATTTCCGGATGAGGAAGTGCTGCTCGCCACCTATGCCCAGGACCTGGTCGACGGCTTCTCTCGGTTCGGCCGGATGCTGATCCGTAGCGACCGGTATCGTGCTTTATTTCCAGACATCGAGATCAGTGACGAATCTGCTGCCGTTCATCACTGGGAACTCAAGGGTCAACTCGGGAGCTTCAGCGGGTCTGGTCTTGGGGGGACACTAACGGGCCGTGGCTACGCTCTCGGCATCTTGGACGATTACCACAAGGACCGGCAGGACGCCGAGTCGCAGGCGATTCGGGAAAGCAATTGGACTGCGTTTACCGAGAGCTTCCTGACTCGCCGAGCTCCGGTGTCAATCACCCTGATCGCCGCCTCTCCGTGGGGCGTTGACGATATCATCGGTCGCGCGCGCAAAGCCATGCGTGAAGATCCCGATTTCCCGCGTTTCGAGATCCTGCGTTGGCCGGCACAGAGCGACGAGTATATAGGCGGTTTCTTGTTTCTCGATCGTTTCTCGCCAGAATGGTATCGGCAGCAATTTGCGGCTCTCGGTTCCTACGCTGCGGCGGGGCTGCTGCAGTGCGAACCCGTGGCGCGGGTTGGCAATTTGCTCAAGACAGACCGGATCGAGATCTTAGACGCGCTTCCCGAAGGTCTCCAGTTGCGCTGGGTGCGCGCCTGGGATCTGGCTTCCACGGAGAAGCAGATCTCGAAGAGCGACCCCGACTGGACCGCAGGGATGCTGATGGCCGTAGAGTATCGCCCCGAACCCGGATTGCCTGAACCACTACCCCATCTCTGGATCCGAGACGTGGTGCGCGGTCGCTGGGCGGCTCCGGAACGGGACCGGCGCATAGAGCAGATCGCCATGGCTGACGGGCCGGCAGTGCGGGTCGGCACGGAAAGCGTGGCAGGCTACAAGGACACGCACGCGCGCATCGCCGAAGTGCTGATGGGAAAGCGGGTCGTGGAGAAGGTGACACCTCCTGGGGACCTGCTGATTCGCGTGGCACCCCTAGAGCCGATCTTTGAAGCCGGCCATGTGCACCTACTGCGTGGGGACTGGAATCAGATATTTCTCTCTGAGGGAACGGAATACCCGCGCGGAGCGCACGATGACCAGGTAGCTGCGATGGTCACGGGCTACGAGATGATCGCGCGCGGCGTTGAGTGGGGGGTGCTCTAGGTTGAAACGCCCCAACTGGTTCGGCAGGTTCATCCTCAAGCAGGCCGGAATCGGGTTCTCTGACGAGCGTTTCTGGTCAACCTGGAGCCCGCAAGGCATGCTCCCGACCACGGCCGTCACCAGCGCGATGCGCAAGGAAGTTGGGGACGGCACAGGGCTGGACGTCATCATGTCCCCGGTGCTATGGATCGCGCGGAGGATGGCGGAGTCTCCCGTCGGGATCTGTAAGGCGGACGAGGAAGAGATCGACTTCACGCATGACCTGCCGTTGCTCCTGAAATGGCCGAATCCATGGTACGCGGGCTCGACGATGCGCTTGGCGATGGCGATCAACTACTGCATGGACGGCAACGCCTACGCGCGGAAGATCAGGGACACGCGGGACAAGGTGGTGGGGTTGGTGTTCTACCCGTCCTGGACCATCGAGCCGGTCGTATCCACCGACCCTTCCGTGTACATCGACGAGTACCAGTACAACCCGGGAGGTCTGGCGACTGGCGACCAGTCAAAGACGCGGACACTTCCCGCCCGAGATGTTGTGCACCTGCGTTACGGCATTGACCCGAACAATACGCGCAAAGGTCTCGCGCCGTTGAAGATTCTGCTTCGCGAAATCTACACCGACGCGCAGGGCTCGACGATGACCGCGATGCTGTTGAAGAACGCCGGACTGATGGGCATCATCATGTCGCCCAAGGAAGGCGTGCGGGTCGAGAAATCTGGCGAGACGAAGAAATACATCGAGGACGAGTTTGCCGGAGTTCGGCAGGGGAAACCCATGGTGATGACCGCGCCGACCGATGTGACCTACTTCGGCGCGGATGCATCCAAGATGGACCTTTCGAAGTTGCGCGACATTCCAGAGGAGCGGGTCTGCGCCTTGCTCTCTATCCCGGCCGCCGTGGTCGGGTTCGGGACCGGCATCCAACAGACAAAAGTTGGCGCCACGCTCATTGAGCTCCGGCACCTGGCCTACGAGGACTGTATCATCCCGACGCAGAATCTATGGTGCGACGATTTCGACCTGCAGCTCATGCCCGACTTTGAGGAAGAACCGAAGAAATGGCATACGCGGTTCGACAACTCCGCAGTGCGAGTACTGCAGGATGACGAGAACAAGATCAGCGAGCGGCACCGTTCCGAGTTACTCGCCGGCGGGATCACCCTCGGGGAGTTCCGCGACGCGATCGGGATGGAGCACGAGCCGGAACATGACGTGTACTACATCCCGATGGGCGTGACTATCGTGCCGACCGATGAAATCAACGCGCCCACCCCGCCGCCCGCCGCCAGTAGACCTCCTTCTGGCCCAGGGGCGGGGGAGGGCGCTTCTGAGGATGGACCCGAGGAGGAGGCGCCCAAGGCGCAGCGCAAACAAGGACTTCACGGCGCAGCCCGCATGACTCCGAAACTGGCTCGGCTGCAGCGCCGCCTTATGCGGGAGGAACGCAAGGCTCGCAAGGATTGGGAACCGCAACTCGCTGCGGCATTTCATGAGTATGCTGGACGAGTCATGGAGAATGTCCGCCAGTCATCCGCCCGGCGGGCGAAGGTTGTAGTCGGAGGCGGGAACGGCCGCAAGGCGGACCCGGAAGCGCTCGGATCGGAATGGGAGACGATTCTCTCGGAGGCGGTTTCCCAATCCTGGGCGGAGCGAGACCT